GCGGATCCCATCTCGCCTAGGCGAGAGCGCGACAAGAGGCAAGGTGACTCTGCGAGGTCTCGCTCAGGCGAGTTCCTTCTCCCCTAGGCGAGAGCACTCCTCGCTAAAAAAAACACAAGTCGCCTAGGCGACAATTCGTGCAACAGAACCCTGGGCGAGCCTCTAATAGTCTCGCCTGGTCGAGACTAGCTCGCTTGGGCGAGAAAACCAGCACCCGCCACTGTTTTCTTATACAGCAGCCAAAAACCACGAATTAAAACATACTTTACTCAATCCACACCCGTGGTTCGGGTCACCCTCAAGAACACGTGATCTCCAGCCTCGAATTCCAAGGGCCTCCTCCTGCGGTCCGCATAAGCCTTTTGCCTGCTCTGTGAAGCTTCCATCCTGTTTCTCACCTGTCTCACCTTCTCGGTGGTCTGCTCCAACAACTCTGGTCCAACCAATACCGCCTCTCCATCCTGATACCAGCACAAAGGAGTTCTACACTTCCGGCCATAAAGAGCCTCATAAGGTGCCATCCCGATACTCGCATGGAAACTATTGTTGTAAGTGAACTCAATCAATGGCAACACCTCATCCCAAGCACCCAAATGATCTAGTACGCATGTCCGCAGTAAGTCCTCAAGTGACTGGATCGTCCTCTCAGACCGACCATCTGTCTGCGGATGATATGTTGAACTCATCGTGAGTTTGCTTCCCAAAGCGCCTTGCAAGGTTTGCCAAAACCGTGATGTGAATCGTGGATCTCTATCTGATACAATGCTCGAAGGCACCCCATGCAACCTCACAACCTCTCTGATGTACAGCTGAGCCAACTTAATCATAGACATCCTCAGGTTCATGGCTAAGAAATGTGCACTCTTGGTCAGTCGGTCCACTATGACCCAGATGGTGTCATGTCCTCTAAAAGTCTGTGGTAGGTGGGTTACGAAGTCCATCGAGATGCTGTCTCACTTCCACACCGGTACCTCCAAGGGCTGCATAATCCCTCCAGGCCTTTGATGCTCTACCTTTACCTTTTGACAGGTTAGACAGGCAGACACGTACTGTGCCACATCCTTCTTCATACCCTGCCACCAGAAGTTTTCCTTGAGGTCCTGGTACATCTTAGTCATGCCCAGTTGTAGACTAAGACGACTTTTGTGCCCTTCCTCTAGGATCAACTTCTTCACCTCAACATCATCGGGTACGCACACCCTGTCCTGAAATCAAAAGATGCCATCACTACCCAAGGTAAAGTCCTTTGCCTCTTCTGACCCTAGTTGCTCTCTAATTCTATTCAGTCTAGCATCCGATAACTATCTTTCCCTAACCGAGTTCAGGAAGTCACTAGATATGGTCAGGTTACTACATTTAATGAATCCTGATTCCAACTCCACCTGCAGTTTCATGTCTCTGAATTTCTCCAGCAGTTCCACCTCCTTGATGGTGAGGTGAGTGGTGTGCACTGCCTTCCTACTCAAAGCATCAGCTACCACGTTCACCTTCCCCGGATTGTACAAAAGCTCAATCATAATCCTTCAAGAACTTCATCCATCTTCTCTGTCTCATGTTCAACTCCTTCTGATCAAATAGATACTTCAGACTTTTGTTTTTACTGAATACCCGGAATTGAGCACCGTAGAGGTAGTGCCTCCAAATTTTCAAGGCAAAAACTATAGCTGCCAACTCCAGGTCATGAGTGGGATAATTTCTCTCATGCACCTTGAGTTGCCTCGATGCATATGCCACCGCCTTCTTCTCTTGTATTAGAACACAACCAAGTCCAAGGTGGGATGCGTCACAATAGACCTCAAAGGGTTTTCTAACATCCGGGATAACCAATATTGGGGTGCTCGTCAATCGTCGCTTCAGCTCTTGGAAACTTCCCTCACACTTATCCGTCCAAACGAAGGGTTGGTCTTTCCGAGTAAGTTGGGTCAGGGGTGCCACTATCTTGGAGAATCCCTCTATGAATCTCCTATAGTAGCCGGCTAAACCCACAAAGCTTCTGATTTCGGTTGCTGACTTGGGACTTTCCCACCTAACCACTGCATCAACCTTCGCTGGATCCACCGCAATGCCCTGTGCCAATATCACGTGGCCCAGGAACTGTACCTCGTTCATCCAAAACTCGCACTTGGACAGTTTAGCATACAATTGTTTCTCTCAAGGCACCAAGCATTAGTCTCAAATGCTCTGCGTGCTCCTCCCGAATCCTGGAGTAGATAAGAATGTCGTCTATGAAGACTATGACAAACTTATCCAAGAATGGCCTAAAAACTCTGTTCATGTAGTCCATGAACACCGCTGGAGCATTGGTCACACCGAAAGGCATAACCACATACTCGTAGTGTCCATACCGGGACCTGAAGGCCGTCTTCTGTACATCATCAACTTTCACTAGGATCTGATGATATCCCGACCGCAAGTCAATCTTTTAAAACACTGAGGATCATGCAACTGATCCATCAAGTCATCTATTCTCGGGAGGGGGTACTTGTTCTTGATGGTCATCTTGTTCAACTGCCTGTAGTCTACACACAACCGCGAACTCCCATCCTTCTTCTTCACCAGTAGCACCGGCGCTCCCCAAGGTGAGGTACTGGGTCAGATAAACTATTTCCCCAATAAATCCTCTATCTATTTCTTGAGTTCAACCAGCTTCACCGGAGCCATACGATAGGGGGCCATCGATACCGAACCTGTCCCCAACACTAGATTGATAGAAAACTCCACATCTCTGTGGGGAGGCAACCCTGGTACTTCCTCCGGGAATACATCCTCAAATTCCTGCACCACCGGTATAGCAGACTCCATCTTTCCCCCTTCCACCTCTAGATGTGTGAAAATCACAAAGCACTGCGCACCACCATGCAGTTCCTTCAAAACCCCTTGGGATGATAACAACTCAGGCTCCTCCGAGTCTGGGAATAACAGTCTCTTTTCTCGGCAGTCTATGAGAATGCGATTGGTAGAGAGCCAATCCATCCCTAGGATTACCTCCAACTACTGTAGAGGTAGGCAAATTAGATTCACTTTGTACCTGCGTCCCTCTATCTCCACTGGACACCTTACACACAAGGATGACGTCCTGACCAAACCCGACACTGGAGTAGACACCGCAAGCTCACACTACAGCTCGCACACCGGCAGACCCAACCGTTTCACACATGCATTTGACACAAAAGAGTGTGTTGCTCCAGAATCATATAACACACAACAAGCTTTCCCAGCTATCAAACAATGGCTTATAACAAGGTTACCTGAGCCCGCAGCCTCCGCTCCGGTTATAGCGTACACTCTGCCGGTCGCCTGAGGCATGTTGCCTCTGTGCCTCTGCTGGTTCTGTGTAGGGGCTTGTACTGGCGGTCACGTCACTACTCTAGCAAGGATGGGACAGTCCCTCCCAAAGTGGCCCTCCTTGCCACAATTGTTGCACTTCTTGAAGCCTGTAAGCTGGGGGCAAACATTCCTCTTGTGCGGTCCCCCATACTAGTAGCACTGAATCCTGTTCTACTGAGAAGAAGACTCCCTAGACCCCTAAGACTGGAAATGGGGCCTAGTGTAAGGCTTCCTCCTCTCCTCGTGCCTGTGTCTGGACCCAGATGGTCCTCCCAATCTCTGCTGGGATGAGTGCTGAGTCTCCACCTCTACCTTCATCTTCTCCATGACCCTTGCCTTCTCCACCAAGGCGGCAAAATCCTTGATGGATAGCGGGGCCACCATCAAACGGAGGTCTACGAAGGCCATTCTCAAACTTCCGGCATTGTCACTCTTCGTCCAGTGGCATGGTGTAGAAACGGCTGAGGTGCTTGAACTTTTCTGCATACTCAACCACAGACTTGCTTCCCTGGGTTAACTGCAAGAATTCTACCTCTTTTTGCGTATTTGACGATGTCAAGGAAGTACTCGGAAAGGAACTTCCTCCTGAAGACATCCCAAGTAACTGGCTCTTGTCTCTCCTCCATCATGGACTTCATACTGACCCACCAGTGCTCAGCCTCACCTGTGAGCATATACACCGCGAATGCCAATCTACTCTCCTCTAGGCACATCTTGGCATCAAATATCCTCTCCAAGTCCTTCAGCCATTAGTCTGCTGCGTCCGGATTGGTCTTGCCTCCAAACTTCACCGGGTGGTGTTTCAGAAAGTCCTCCAGACTCCACTCCTGGACTGTAGGTCGTGGCTCTGGGCCAAAAGTAGGGGCAGCCACCCTGTTCTCCTCTAGTTGGCGAAGAGCCTCCATATGTTGCCTGTGAGCGTCCTCAGCAGCCGTCCTAGCAGCCTCCATCTACTGCATCACCAGCTGCTGTTGTTCGAGCGCTGCCGCCTGTCGTTGCATTGATGCTTCATGCTGTTGCATCATTGCCGTACTTTACTGCGCCATAGCAGCCACCATTACTTCAATCGCTCTGGCGATCTCTGGTGCATCACCTTGAGAAGATTACGGAGTCCTACGGGATGGTGCCATGGTTCACTGGCACATAGAAAAGTCACTTGGTTAGGCTTGATAAGACAGAGATCAGCTAAGAACATTCAGAAAACAGAGAGGAAACTAAGTGGATACCCAAGTCCACAAACCTAAGGAACGACCGCTCTGATACCATAAATGTAACGTTCCAAAAACTGAATAACCTCAATTAATAAAACATCACATACATGAATAATCAAAGAGTATGGGGTGTAGGGTAAAAATGTATACAACACGTCAATAAAATCAGATTACAAGAAAAGGTCCCCACATGGCCCAACCAGAAATATACTGAACATAACACAATTAAGAATACTAGGTCTTGTTCGTACAAGAAAACATAAATAATAGGATCCGCCGGTAATGGGCCCCATAGTGGGTCCAACACCTTTCTAGAGCGTTAAGCTGCAGCATCCCTATTACCATCACCACTGCCAGGAGTTCTCACATCTGCTCACATCAACAAGGTTGATGATCATCGCAAAGGTAGAGCCCCAACATAACACACAAGCAAGCAAAAGGGTAAGCTAGCGAAGAAATCATCATATCATGCACTCAACATACCATTAACATTCAAACATACATATCAAAGTCCCACATATGAAGTACTCATCCATATCAAACCTAAGACTTGACTATCCGGATATGTACCTGAGGCACCACCACGTGGTTGTGGAATTACGTCCTAGCATTGAGGCGTCACCGTGAGGCCTTCACAAAATTATACCCTTACAAGAGGCACCACCACGTGGCCTTCGTGGAATTACGCCCTGACCTTGTGGCACCACCACGATCCCCCGTCGAATTACGTCCATTTGTCGAGGCACCACCAATGACTCCCCTTAAGAGGACCCATGGGATTACGTCCAACCGATGAGGCGCCATCAACATCTCTCATTACAAGAGACATGGAATTATGCCCTACTCGTACTTTAAACATGTTCCACCCACCAATCCAGTATTTCTCATAACAATAATATCATGTAAAAAAAATCAACAATTCATACAACCCATGCTTTTCAATTGATATCCAATCAACTAACATGCCATTTCCATTCCAAATGTAACATATTAATCAGGCCATCATCGCACAACCCATCTTGTAAGGCATATGGGATCAAATAACAAACCACACATCAGCGAAACACTCAATAACAACATCAAAACCTGCCCGCTGCCTCGCCCAAGCTAGCAGGGGTCGCTCAGGCGAGGGGGACCTTCTCGCTTAGGCGGATCCCATCTCGCCTAGGCGAGAGCGCGACAAGAGGCAAGGTGACTCTGCGAGGTCTCGCTCAGGCGAGTTCCTTCTCCCCTAGGCGAGAGCACTCCTCGCTAAAA